ACCGAGGGCGAATTCTGGGAAGCCTTCTCGACGAAGAAGCACCTCTATACGACGTTCACGGTCTCGAGCGAGGAGACGCCGAACGTCACCGAGGGCCGGATCGTGATCCCGGGTCTCGCGACGCGGCAATGGGTCGACGAGAAGCGCGAGGAGTGGGGCGAGGACTCGCCGCTCTACCAGATCCGCGTCCGTGGACAGCACGTGCTCAAGGAGGATGGCAAGATCCTCCCGGTGGCGGTGATCGTCGAGGCGGAGGAGCGATGGCAGGAGACGCCGACGCCGACCGAGGGCCCGCTCGTGGTCGGACTCGACGTCGCCGGCGAGCGCGGCATCGGCGATGAGACCGTGTTCGCGCCGCGCCGCGGGACGAAGGTCCTCAACCTGCACGCCTACCAGGGGCTCACCGACGCGGAGCACGTCGCGATGCTGCGCTTCGTGCTGCGCGAGCATCGCATCGATCCGAGCCGCGCGGATCCGGTGACGCCGATCGTGATCGTCGACAAGCTCGGCCCGGTCGGCGAGAAGGTGTGGCGAGCCCTCGAGGCGGCGTCGGAGGCGGACGGGGACTTCGTCGTCGTCGGCGTGCGCGCGTCCGATCGCGCGCAGCGGGACCCGACGAACTACGCGACGCTGCGCGACGAGCTCTGGGCGAACGTGCGCCGGTGGATCCGCGAGGACGGGGGATGCTTCCCGCCGGATGTGAAGCTCGCCGCCGAGCTCCACGCCCCGGAGTGGAAACCGACCCTCGACGGGAAGCGGCTCAAGGCCACGCCCACCGAGGAGCTCCGCAAGAAGCTCAAGAGGTCGCCCGACCGGGCTTCGGCGCTCGCGCTCTCGGTGTGGCGGAACGAGGCCGAGGCGGTCGCGGTCCAGACGGTGCGCCACGAGGCGCCCACCGTCGACGCGCCAGGCGGCGGGGCGATCGACCCCTACGCGGGGCTCGATGCCTGGCGGCGGTGAACGGTGGTAGCGTCGGCGCATGGGAAGCCGGATCCCGATTCGCGTCCTCACCGCGACCATCGTGACCAAGCCGTGCGACTACCCGGGCTGCGAACGCCAGCCGCATGACATCGGGGTCACGGAGTACCGAACGGCGAGCGGGGAGCTCGTCGAGACCCCGGTTCCCGGCGACGCGTACATCGAGCCGTGGTCCCTTCGGAGGCAGCAGACCGAAGGAGTGCACACGTGCCAGTGGGAGAATTGCGACGGTCGCCACCTCATGGTGTGCCTCCCGCCGGACGGTTTCCGGTGGTCCGTCGACGGGCGTGCGAGCAATTGCACCCTGAAAGAGGACCGCACGCATCGGTGCTGGCAAAAAGAAGGGGAGCTCGGGTCCCCGTCCTTCACGGTCGGCAAGTCGGGGCCCACGTGCTCGGCGGGCGCGGGTTCGATCGCGGCGCCGAACTACCACGGGTTCCTCCGCAACGGCCACCTCGAGGAGTGCTAGCCGTGGGCGTCTTCGATTCCGTGTTCACCCGCGTCCCCATCGGGATCGCGCCCCCGAACGAGCTCGAGATCCCGATCGTGTACGGCTTCGGCGAGGGCGTCGACCTCACCACGGTCACCGGCGTCCGCCTCCGGAGCTTCACCCCGCAAGGCGTCGAGACCGCGCCGTGGACGGGGACGGTCTCGATCGCGACGGGCGCGTCGACGGGCTCGATGCTCGCGCGCTACGCGTGGGAGGGCAACGAGCTCACCGCCGAGGGGCTCTGGACGCTCGCGCCCATCCTCGAGGTCCCCGGCGGCGAGGTCCCCTACGAGCCGAGCCTGCAGGTCCTCGCCGTGCGCATCCCGTGAGTGCAGACGTGCGTACGTGGACCGCTACGCGCGTCCAGTGATAGGCAAGGACCATGGCACTGCGCGACCGTATCCGAGCCCGCGTGGACGCCCTCCTCGGGACGTCCGCCTACCAGCCGCCGAAGGGCTACGGACCCGAGCTCGACGCGAAGGTGGTCGAGGCGGTGCGCGAGGCCATCGGCGGGCAGATCCAACCGCTCCCGATCACGCGCCTGCGCTGGTACCTCGCGGATCTCGAGCGCGCGCAGCACGCCGCCGACGCCGGCAACCTCGCCCCCGCCGCGCAACTCTGGCGCGCCATGCGCCGCGACGGGTCGCTCCTCGGCCTCATGGGGACGCGCACGCTGGGCATGGTGGGACTGCCGAAGTCCTACTTCGGCAACGCGACGATCGCGGACGAGCTCCGCGCGAACAACGGCTCGCGCTCGGTCTTCGACGAGATGTTCCCCCCGTCCGAGCTCGCGGCCCTCGACGCGGACGGCGTCGCGCTCGGGATCGGCGTCGCCGAGCTCGTCCCGGTCCCCGGCCGCTCGTATCCCGTGATGGTGCGGCTCGATCCCGAGTTCCTGCAGTACCGCTGGGTGGAGAACCGCTGGTACTTCGTGAGCGCCGCGGGCTTGCTGCCCATCACGCCCGGCGACGGCCGCTGGATCCTTCACGTGGCCGGCCCGCGGATGGCCCCGTGGACGTGGGGCCTCTGGCCGGCGCTCGGACAGGCGTGGATCGACAAGCAACATGCGATGTTCCACCGCTCGAACTACAGCGGTAAGCTCGCCAACCCCGCGCGCGCCGCCGTCGCTCCGCCGGGGGCCACCGAGATCCAGCGCAAGAATTGGATCTCGAAGGTCATCGCATGGGGCGTGAACACCGTTTTCGAGATGCCGGTCGGGTGGGACGTCCGCCTCATCGAGAGCAACGGGCGCGGCTTCGACGTGTTCCAGAGGCAGATCGACACCTCGGATCACGAGTTCATGATCGGGATCTGCGGCCAGGAGGTCACCACGACGGGCGGCGCGGGCTTCTCGAATATGGATGTCCAGAAGGCCATCCGCCGCGACCTCCTCCGCTTCGACGCCGACGCGCTCGCGTTCACGATCAACACGCAAGGCCTTCCGCAGTACATCGTCGACCACTACGGGATCGAAGCGCTCGACGAGCCCACGATCATGCGGTGGGACACCGAGGAGCCGAAGGATAAGGCCGCGTGGGCGTCGACCACGGCGACCACCGCGGGCGCGATCAAGGCGATGGGCGAGGCGCTCGCGCCCTACCGCCGGCGGCTCGCGGTCGGCGAGATCCTCACGCGCCAGGACGTGCCGACCGTGGAGCTCGAGCCCGGCGAGGAGCCGCCCGTGGTCGCCGAGGAGCCGCCCGGCGGCGAGGGCACCGGCGAGGGCGGCGTCGACGCAGCCTGATCCTGCCCGCGCGCGCAGGGCTGCACCCGTGATACGGGGTAGTTCATGCGCCGCCGAGCACGTTTCGTCGAAGGCCAGGGCCCGCTCGCCATGCGCCGCGAGGCGTTCGGCCAGGAATTCGCGATCTTCTTCGGCGACGGGGGCGAAGCCCCGCCCCCCTACGTCCTCGAGGGGGACGCCGCGGTCCTTTGCATCGAGGGCCCGCTCACGCAACACGCGATGTTCTTCTGGGACTCGTACGACGCGATCCGCGAGCGCGCGAAGGCCGCTTTCGCATGCCCCGAGGCGCGCCGCGTCATCGCGAAGATCAATTCGCCGGGCGGCGAGGCGGCGGGATGCTTCGAGCTGGCCCGCGAGCTCCGCGCGATGGCGCGCGCGGCCGGGAAGGAGTTCATCGCGTTCGTCGACACCCGCGCGGCCTCGGCGGCGTACGCGCTCGCCTCGGCGGCCGACCGGATCGTCGTCCAGCAGAGCGCGGACGTGGGATCGGTGGGCGTGGTCCAGGCGCTTCTCGACACGACGGCGCAGGACCGCATGTTCGGCGTGTCCTGGACGTGGATCACCTCGGGGGAGCGCAAGCTGGACGGCAACCCGCACGCCGGCGTCACGGACTCAGCGATCACCGCCGGCCGCGAGGCGGTGGAGCAGCTCGCCGGGATGTTCTTTGCCCTCCTCGAGGAGCATCGCGGCATGCCCCCCGCCAAGTCGAAAGCTCTTGACGGCGCACTCCTGATCGGCGTGAAGGCCGTTGCGTCCGGGCTGGCTGATCAGGTATCCACGTGGACAGAGCTGATCGCCGGTGCAGCGGCACCGACCTCGCCCCCCGGAGAGACCACCATGAGCAAGTACGACGAAGCGATGGGCGCCCTCAAGCGCGCCGCCGAGGCGGACGACGAGGACGGCAAGAAGGCCAAGAAGGCGCTCAAGGCGATCGAGGACGGCGAGAAGGAGCCCGACGGCGACGAGGGCAACCGCGCCGAGGGCGACAAGCCGCCCCCCGACGACGAGAAGGACAAGAAGGACAAGGAGGCGCGCGCGGCGGCTGCTGCAGCGGCGTCGACGGCGTCCGCCTCGGCGAGCTCCTCGCCGGAGCTCATCGCGATCACGCGCGAGCTCCACGCCATGAAGGCCGAGCGCGCCGCCGAGAAGGAGGCCGCGCAGCGGGCGCAGCTCCTCGCCACGCGTCCGGACTTCTCGGACACGGTCCGCGCGACGCTCGCCAAGGCCCCGATGGCGGTCCTCGAGGACGCCGTTAAGACCTGGCCGAAGATCGCCAGCCGCGCCGCGGCCCTCGCCGGGGCGGCGGGCGGCTCGATGGTCACCGGGACGCGCGGCGAGAGTCAGAACGGGGACGGCGGCTCGACGCTCTCGCCCGCCGACGCCGCCGATCTGGATCGGCGCATGGGCCTGCGCGCCGAGACGGGGGGCGTCAAGCGCGAGGGCCGGCACTTCGAGATCGGCGTGGTCTCCCCGGAGGCCGCGCGCGCGCATCTCGCGAAGAAGGTCCCGGGCGCCCCGCTCCCGGGCAACGGCAACGGCGCCGCGCTGGCGGCCGAGGACCTCGATTCGTAGCGCGGGCCTCGCCCTCGCCATCCCCCACCGAAGAGGAGCACGACGAAGATGACCGCTCTTGTCCAGGCCCGCATGGGGCGGGAAACCGCCGTCAAGGAGATCCAGCTCGCCCTCGCCGCGGGGGCAGTGGCCTACCAGAGCGGCCGGTGCTGCATCGATACGGCGACCAACACCGTGAAGCCGCCCGCCGGGGGGGTGAACACGCTCGTTTCGATCGGCCAGTTCGCCGAGACGGTCGACAACAGCGCCGGCACCGGGACGACGCTCGTGAACGTCGACCTCGACGAGGAGATCTTCCTCCGCTGGTACGACAACGCGACGGGCGGCGCGGCCATCGCCGAGCCCTCGCTCGGCAAGACCGCCTACTGGGTGGACAACAATACCGTGGGCGGCACCGCGGGCAGCAACAGCAAGGCCGGCCGCGTGTGGTTCACCGATCCCGTCAACGGCGTCGCGGTGCAAGCCGTCGACCCCGCCTCGCCCGCGCTCCTGTAGTCCCCCACCTCGAAGACGAACCCGACCGACCTCGCTGATCGCGCCCTCGAGGCGCTCCACCGGAGACAACGACCATGCCCGCTATCACCCCGTCCTTCGTCTTCGAGTACGAGCGCCGCATGCGGGCGATCACCGAAAACGAGTACATGCGCCTGGTGGCCGACCTCTGGTGGCAAAAGGTGGCGCGCGTGCTCCCGAGCGGCGGCAAGGCCGAGCGGATCACGTGGCTCCTCTCGACGGCGATGATCGAGGAGGTCGGGCTCGGCGGAAACATCACCTTCGAGGACATCGTCTCTCAGACGGTGGAGTACGTGAGCAAGCGCGCCGGCAAGGGCATCAAGGTCCGGCGCGATCAGATCGAGGACCTCGACGGGACGGGCCTCGACATCCTCGCGAAGTGGTCCGGGGACATGGGCGCGTATATGGCGTATTGGCCCCAGAAGAGGATGGCCCAGCTCCTCCTCAACGGCGCGGCGACCGACGGGAGCGCGGCGAGCTACGACGGCAAGCCCTTCTTCGCCGACGCCGCGAACGCGCACCCGCTGAACCCGTACGCCCCGAACCGCGGGACCTACCTCAACTGGTTCCACGGCTCGGCGTCGGGCGCGCAACCGGGCGCGCTCCCGATCGATGACTCGGTGTCCGTCGAGACCGCGCTGGCCAACCTCGGGAAGGTCATCGCCGCGATCAAGGGCATCAAGATGCCCAACGGCGAGGATCCTCGCTTCCTGTCGCCGGTGGGCCTCATCGTCCCGCCGCGCATGGTGCCGCGCGCGCAGCAGCTCACCAATGCCAAGTTCATCGCGCAGGCCGCGAGCAACTCGGGCGCGGGCTCCGGCGACGTCGAAGCGCTGATCCGCAACTGGGGGCTCGCCGAGCCCATCGAGGCCGACGAGCTCGCGGGGACGACCTCGTACACGTTCACCGCCCCGAACGGCGCCAAGAAGACCGTCACCGGGAGCGATACGACGTACTACGTCGTGTGCCGCGAGCTGACGACGACGCAGCTCGGCTCGCTCGTGTACGTCGAGCGCAAGCCGTTCAAGATCACCTACTACACGGGTGACAGCGGCGGCACGGGGATGGACGCGATCCTCGATCGCGCGAACGCGTTCGAGTACCACTGCCAGGGCCGCAACGTCTCGCAGTACGGCCACCCCTACGGCCTGTTCCGCATCGACTCGATCTGATCACTCCCGCGGCATCACACCCACGTCCGCGCGCTTCCCTTCCCCCGCCCCGGTAGGCCGGCACCCCGCCGAGACCCCGGGGCTTTGGGGGTAAAGGCGCCCCGTGTTCCCCTACCTCGATCTCGCTGGCTTCCGAGCGCGCACGGCGATGCCTGCGCCGGACGTCGACGCGCTCGAGCGGCTCTCGACGGGCTACATCGCGCGGCAGATCGCGCTGGCGAGCTCCTACGTCAACTCGCGCCTCCGCAAGCGCTACGGCAACGCGGGGAACGTGAACGCACTGCCGCTCGGCCGGAACCCGCCGGCGCTCCAGGCCGCGGGGAGCGCGCCGCCCGGTGTCGCCCTGCAGGGCCGGCCCTCGCTCGGGAGCCTCGAGATCCGCATCGAGATCGAGACGCCGGGCGGCTACGGCGTGGGGACGTTCCGGTGGAGCGCGGACGGGGGCCTCACGTGGCAGCAATCGGGCGTAACCCTCGCGCCGTCGGTGGTCTTCGGGACGACGGGCATGACGGCGATCTTCCCGCCGGGCCCATACGGCACGGATCACGTCTACCAGGCGGCGACGCCGGTACCCGAGGCGGTCCTCGGGTGGATCGTGCGCATGGTCACGTTCCAGGCGTACAACCGCCGCGGCCGCAACATGCAGGACCCCGCGCTCGGGGACGTCGTCAAGGACCGCGACGAGGCGCTCGCCGACCTCAAGGAAGCCGCGGACTCGAACACGGGTCTCTTCGATCTCCCCGTGAACGAGGACGCGGACTCCGCCGTCACCACCGGCGGCCCGCTCGCGTACACGGAAACGAGCCCGTACG